TGCCCCAATTTTGCCCCACAGCGTCCGTCGATGTCGGGTTATCTCGGTCAGCGTCCGTCATCGTCGTTAGGCTCGGGAACGGTCGCAACACCCGCTCGGAGCGTCACTTGCGGTGAAGGTCCGTCAAGGTCGGTGAAGGTCGGGCAAGGTCCGATTTCGGCCTTCAGATGCTTCCCAAGCTGAATGTCGCGGGTTCGAATCCCGTCTCCCGCTTTGCGGCGCGCAGGTTTATGCGCGCCGCTCTGCTTTTCCCCCCAGTTTTGCCCCAATCGCGTTGGTGAAGTTCGCGACAGACTGCGACAGTCCGCGACAGTCAGCCGTGCCGCCTCACCCACTCGCGGAGCCGCGCGAGGTCCGTCTCGGCGTAGACCTCGGTGACCTCGGCGTGACGGTGGCCGAGGAGGAGCTGCGCGACATCAAGCCCGCCCCCGCGTCTCGCCTCGGTCGCCGCAGAGTGCCGCAGTTGGTTCGGGCTCCAGTGCGGCTCGCCCGCCGCTTGAGCGGCCCTGCGGATCGCCTGCGCGTAGGAGACGGTCGACCACGCATCGCCGCGGTCGTGGCGCCTCGGGCGGGCTGCAAGGCGCGACTGATAGCAGCGCCAGGTTCTGTAGTCGTGGGCGCCATCGGGCGGCTCGTAGGCCGCGCGCGCGGCCTCGTCGCGCTCCTCCATCGCGAGGTTCGGGCTGAACACGCGCCCGCCGATCGCGAGGCCGACGAGCGGCGCGAGGATCGCCTGAGCGCGCGGGCCGAGCATGACGCGTCGGCGGTGCCCGTGGTGCGCGGTCTTGTGATGTCGCGGCTCGTACACCCACACCTCGCCGCTGCGGTCGATCTCGCGCCATTCCATCGCGCAGACCTCGCCGGGCCTCATGCCAGTGATCCGCTGAAGCCTGACCATCGCGGCGATGGACGGCGGGAGCGCGTCGCAGGTGCGCTCGACCACGCTGTCGGCCACGGGGCGTACGGGCTCGGTGACTCGGGCCGCGCAGCGCCCGCGCCGCAGCGGTTCGAGCGCGCAGAGGCACTGCCACGACTCGATCGAGACGAGCCTTTTGCTCGCGAGCCACTTCCACGCGCGGCGAATCGTGCGCACCCTTTGGTTGATGACCCCGAGCGAGATGTCGCGCGCAACCTGGAGCTCGCGGTATGCGTCGATCGTCTCGGGGCCGATCTCGCTCGCGAGCGTGTCGCCCGCGACCTCGACGAGCGCGCGGAGCGTGTGGCGGATGTTCAGCACCTCGCGCGAGCCCGCGTAGTAGGTCGCGGCGTGGGCCTCGTAGCGCTCGACGGCGAGCGCGACGGTGAGCGGGCCCGTGTCGCCGGGGTCACGCACCATCGGGTCGGCCCGCCACTGGTGGACCCACGCAAGCCATCGGTTCCGCGCGGCGCGTCGGTCGGCGCCGAACGACTTCTCGCGGCGCTTGCCCGCGCCGTCCGTCCATCGGACGCGGTAGTAGCCGTCCTCCCGCCGCTCTAGTTTCGGTGGCTCCATGCAGTCACCCTAGCGGGATGCGATCCAGCGATCAATGCTGTCGGACTCGACCATGACCCATCGGCCCACGGCGACCCCGCGCAGTTCGCCTCGTGCGACCATCTCTCGGACCACGCGCTCGGGTCGGCGGGAGATGCGGTCGAGCCCGAGTCGCCGCGCGGCCTCCTCGCGGGTGACGAGGAGCGGGGAGCGGTCGGCCTTGTCGTTCCGGCGCGGCGGGGTCATTCGATCCCCCTGACGGTGATCTCGACGCGCGGGAACGCGGGGTCGGGCTCGCCGATCTCGACGCGGTGGCTGATCCCCGAATCGTCGAGCACGACGCGCGCATCGGCGAGCCCGTCGAACGCGGCCTTGAGCGACGCGAGGAGATTGTCCCTGTCGCGGCGCCGCTTGGTCGCGAAGAAGAAGCGCGCGGTGCACGCGGCCTCGCGCCACGGCTTGAATCCGTCGATGACGCTGATCTCCTCCATCGCGCACGCCCACGCGTACTCGCGGTAGCGCTTGACGGCGCGGGCCTTCGAGGCCCAGTGCGGGCGCGAGTTCGGCGCGAGTTCCTTCGGCGGCAGCGGCAGCGTGACCACGATCTCACTCACCATCGGTCCTCCTGAATCGCTCGTTGTTGGCGTCGGCCTCGGCGGCGTCGCGCATGACCCACGCGCCGACCTGCTCGCCGTCCGCGTCGATCGACTTGGTCCAGCGCCACTCGTAGCCCATCGCCTCGACGGCGTCGATCAGGCGCACGAGCTTCTCGCTCTGGTGCGTCCTGGCGGCGTCGATCTTGGCGAGCACGCTCTGCACGCGGTTGCGCTCGTCGGTCCTCTCGTCGATGCAGCGCTGCATCGCCGCGACCCGCGCTTGCATCACGACGAGGTCGGCGGTCGCAGAGTTGAGTTCGCGCTCCAGTTCGCGGGCGAAGTCCGCCGTGACTATCGCCTCGGGCGGCAGGAACGCCGCCTTGAACGCGCGTTGGTCCGTCCTCGGTGTGTCGGTCATGCGCCCCCCCAGATCAGGTACGCGATCAGCGGTACGAAGAAGCAGACCACGGCCATAACCGTCAGCACCATGACCGCCGCCGTTAGGCGCTTCACCTCGGCTTGCAGGGCATCTCGATCCTCGGTCGCGAGGTCGAGTTCAGCGCGGAGACGGGTGATCTCGTGCCGCAACTCATCAGCATTGCTTACAGGTTCGGTCACGGCTTCACCTCCTTATGCCACGACACGCGGAGCATCGCAACGAGCAGGTTGAGCATGACCGTGCTTCTACCCGCTTGGAAACCGAGCGACCAGTTCCATCCGCCGCCGAAGCGACCCCAAGGGCCGGGTGCCGCCCGCCATACAAAGCCGAACTTCACGCGCCCGATCTTCCGCTCGATGCGGAGATCTTGTTCATCGCGGCAGAACGCCTTCACCTGCTGAAAGAACGATTCCTGCGGCCTCGCGCCCGCGTCAAGACCCTGCATGCGTCCCCTCCGTTCCCTGCGCTTCGCGGCGATTCGTGCGGGCCTTGAGCCAGTGCAGCGCCTCCTCCAGTTTGGTGATCGCGAGCGCGTTCTCGCGGCACTTGAACTGGAGCGTCTGGTAGTACTCGATGCGCTGGATTGCGGCAGCGATGACCGTTTCCACGAACGCGCCGTTCGGCAAGACGCGCTCATCGCCGCGACCGAGTGGCCCGTCCTGCCAGTTGATGTAAAGACCGATTCCCGTGACCGATCCGCCCGCCGGGCGACCGCTCTCGTTGGTGTGATTGAGGCAAGTGATGGCCTGATTCTGCATTCGTGTCTCCTTCGTTGGTTGGTTGGTCTCGGTCACTGTTCACACTCCCTCCCGCACCGTTCGCAGCGCGGCTTCAAGTTCTGTTCGGTCTGATCGTCGGTGAACGCGATCCACCCCGCGTCTAGGTTGCGGACGAGCGCGGCGCGTTGCCGCCACACCCATCCGATCCGCTGCTTCGTGCTCGGGTCGAACAGCGGCCTCGGCCACCACCACGGGACATGGCCGACCCACCACGCGCGGCCATGCCTGAACGGCGACCACGGAAGGCACGGGAGCGGGCCTGATCGGAAGCGGGATTCGCTCATCGCGCCTCCTTCGCACGGCGGATCCAGTCGACGGCGTCTTGCGTGGCCTCCATCGCATCCGCCGCCCTGATGGCAGCCTTCGCCTCGGCCGAAAATGGCTTCATCCTCCACGCGGCAGAATTCGCCACCTTCGCCACATCGAGCGTCCTCCCATGACACATGGTCCGCCAGGTCTCCCCGTGGCCGTTCTTGTCGGCTTGCTCCGTATACGCCTCCAACTCGCGCCACATCTCCGCGAGCGGGTCTCTCTGCGCCTTGAGCGCGGCGACCTCGGCGCGGAGGCGCTTGTTTTCCTCGACCATCCGCTCGGCGTTGGGGTAATGCCACTTCGTGCCGTTCCACAACCGAGCAGCGATCAGTTCGATTGGCATGTCACTTTCCATCGCCGTCCCCCTTCCGCATCGCAATAAGCGCGTCCCTTGCAATCTGAGATTCTCCAGATCGATTGCCTCGGTAGTCGTAGGTCGCGATTCGCTTCAGCGCGTCCACCGCCTCGTCGCGCTCGGCGTTTGACTTGGCGAGTTCGGCGCGGAGGCGGTCGATCTCGCGCTTTCCTGCGCCACGCGGGGTCACGGTGATGGTTTCCTTGCTCATGCGCCCTCCTTCGCCCGGCGGATCGCGTCGATGGCCGACGCAGTCCACGCGCCCGCATCCTTCGACAGCCGTCGAGCCGTCGCATCCCGCTGCGCTTGCTGCCATGCGCAATACGCCGCAGCCCTGACATGGCTCGAACCCTGCCGCGCCATATACGCCGCCCACGCCGCTTCCTCCGTCCGCTCCTCGCACATGATGCGCCACGACTCCCCATGCCCGTCCGCGTCCGCCATCGGCTGGTACTCGCTCAACTCGCGCCACATCTCCGCGAGTGGGTCGTTCGCCTTGAGCGCGGCGAGTTCGGCAGTGCGCTGCGCGAGTTCGGCGCGGAGGCGTTCGATCTCGTCGGCGGCGTCGAGCGCCATCCGCGACTTGCTGCCGGGGGTCACCTCTCCGCGAATCGTGCAGATCGTGTCGGCCCACGCCCTCAGCCGCTCCACTATGTCGGTCTTGTCGCTCATCGCTTCGCCTCCTTCGCACGGCGGATCTGGTCCATGGCGTCCTTCGCATGGTTCCCAAAGTTTGCGGCGCGAGCCGCATCTGCCGCCGCCCTCATTGACCATAGACCCGATGACTTGTTCCACGAAGGCGCTGAGTGGTAGGCATCCCACGCGGCATTGGCTGTGCGCTTCTCGCACATCCGCCGCCACGACTCGCCGTGGCCGTCGCGGTCCGCTTGCTCTTGGTACGACTCGAGAGCCGCCCACATCGCGTCGAGCGGGTCGCTCTGCGCCTTGAGCGCGGCGAGTTCGGCGCGAAGTGTCTCGTTAGTCCGCTGATCGAGTGCGATGTCCTCGTACGCCTTGTCGATCCGCTCCTTGAGGTCGGCGTTCTCCGCCTCTAGCCACCGCAGCCGCTCAAGCGCGCGCTCAAGCGTCGGCAGCGCGGCGAGCATGATGAACTGGTTCATCTCGCGATCGGTCAGCGGCGGCGGTGGTTCCGTCTTCTCGTTCGTGTCAGAAATCATCGTGCGTTTTCCTTTCCATCAAGGCCCGGCAGCATCGCGACGAGCGAGTTCTCGTCGACCGCGCGCAGCGCCGTGCGGAGTTCCTGCCCGCCGAGCGTCGCGGTCGTGAGCGTCATCCAGTCCCCATCCGCGTCCATGTACTCGACGCACACCTCCGCGACGCAGTCGGGCTGCTCGTAGCGGATGACCGTGCGGTAGCGCGTCTCCATCTCGCTGTGCGTCCGGCTGAACACCTCGGGCGCGTCGTCGCAGTGGATCTCGACCCTCATGGCGTCCCCTCCGCGACCGCGACCCGCGCGAGATGCGATGCGTTCAGCGAGCGGAGCCGCTGGTTCTCCGCGAGGAGCTCGCGGCGCTCGGCCTCGTACTCCTCCAAACGCTTCGCGGCCTGCCACTCCGTCGTGTCCGTGACCGACTTCTGGCAGTTCCGTTCCGCCGCGAGCTTCCGTAGATCGTCGGCCATCCTCGAGACTCCAACCAGCATTGGTACCTCCACAAGTTCGGTGTCGATCCGTTCGTCGTTTGCGAGCTCGATCGCGTCCTCCAGTTTCGCTGCCCATTCGTGCAGCATCCGGTTTCGCCTGTTGCCGGACGCCTGCGAGATGTCCTCGGCCATTGAGCGCAGGTGTTCCGCGATCAGCCGGGCCGTCTCGTCGAGCGTCGCAGCAGCCCGCATGTGTGCGATGAGCGTGCTCATGCCTTCGTGTCCACCTTCCTGCGCTCGATCTCGGCGCGCACCATCTCGGCGCGCGCCCAGCCCTCCAGTGCGCGGCGCTTCTCCTCGGCGCGGATCTCGCCGAGGCACGCGCCGTAGCCCGCGATATCGACCGCGTTGTCACGCTTCGGAGCGTGCTGCTCCCGCGCGAGCTTGTCGATGACCATGAACATCGACCAGTCCGCGGCCGTGATCGGCTCGCGGAGCTTGTGCGCGAAGATCGCGCTGATCGCGCCCGCCGTGCGCGAGA